TCGAGGTCGTAACACGGGAAGAGCTGCCCACCAATTTCTAGGTTGCTGGGACGGCCTGCCATGACGATGATTGGACTGAGTAGGACTTTGCTGACGATGTCAAGGATTGAGCGCAAAACTGGTAGGCCTGCTGGGCCTGAGCCGATGACCTTGATTGGGAAGTCCATGCGGATGATGTTGCCATTGCCAGCGATCGTCGTAAAGGATGGCGCGTCAATGTACACACAGTTCGGCACAAGTTTTGTGGGATCGTTGACTACTCGCAGGCCAGTGACCGCCGTGAGTGTGGTCGTAAGGCTGTCAATAGCCCCGTTCAGAGCGTCTGTGTAAGCCATTAGGCGCAGGCAGGCCTGTCGATGCCCAGCAACTGTTTAACGATCGGTGTGAGGCTCTGCTGAGGCGCTGTGCCCATTCCGTCAAAGGATGCGAAAGTGTTCTCTAGCGAGCCACGGCTGCGCCAGAGGGCCGCGCAGTACATCAGTGTGCCGAGGGTGGCATCCCCACCCGGACTAGTTGTCAGACTGTCAATGTAACCAGCCTCTTGACGGCGACGATATGCAAAGTCGTTGCCAGCAGATACGGCCTGAGTAATCAGCGTGTAATCGTCAGATGGGTTGGTGATCTGTACGCCAAGGTAGGTGACAAGCTGCGCGGCAGTGACCCACGAGCATGTCTGCGTGTAAGTAATGCTTCCCGACGCTGCGGTGCGCTCGACATTGCTTGCGGTCTTAGCAAAGAGCACCTGATTAGCAATTGGTATCTCAATGTCATAAAGCAGATCGCCCTCAGTGTCTATACCGATGTACAGATACTGGGGCAATGCGCGAACAGTGTAAGTGCCGTTAAAAGTTGCATCTACTGAAGCAACAGTAATGGACTGACCGACTGCGATCTCTGTGGGGGTTAGAGATTGCAGTACGGCGTAGTTGTCCAGTAGATACTTTTGTGTGACGCTGTAAACAGCCATGAGCGGGTGCTCCGCTCTCGACTAGGCGATCGTGATTGACTGAATGAAGCTGGACTTGGCAACGAAGGTTGCGAAGTACTGGTGGATCGAGAGTGTGCGACCGAGTGTCGATGGGTTCTCGAAGCTCTGCAATGATGCACCAGATTCGTAGATCTCAAAGCCTGGGGCGTACACAACCAGCATGGTTCCTGCAGCAAAGTTGTTGTCAACTACAAGGTCAAGACCAAACACATCCATTGCGTTATATGCAAGACCGCCTACGCGACCAATGCTGTTCTGACCGATTACGCCATTTGTGGTGTAACCAAGTACAGGTCGCTTTGATCCGTCAAGTTGCTGACCCAATTTTTGCCAAACATCTGGTGAGACGCACAAGTGAGTTGGGAAGAAGTTGCTGTCTTCTGTAATTTCGCGCGCTGCGTCATACAACGATTCAATCAAAGAAGATGGATCGTTGGCTGTAACTGTCCAAGTTGAACCTGATGCAGTCTTACCAGCGACAAGTGCATCTGCTGCGATGTCATCCGTTTTTATGAGCACTTCCCCTGCGAGGTCATTCAATACCAGTTGGAGCGCGCTTGGATCTGTGAAGTCGATGTCCTGAACTGACAAGGTGACTTGGCCTGCAACAGTTGACTTGGTAACAGTGTTTGCAGCAATCACCATCGTGGTTGCAGATACAGGGTCAAGCTGGTTGGTCTGCACCGAAGCTGAGGTATGAGTTGTGATGGTAGGTCTCACGAACTGACGCGAAGTGGTCGAAGGCATCGCCCTTGCGCCGAATGCACTGACTACTGGGCGCACGAAGTTTAGATCTTGGAAGAGAGGCCCGAGCACTGGAATGTTCAAGAGGCCCGGGGTGTCGCCCGTGACAATGTCGCCAGCTGCTGCTTGCAGTGCTGTTTGATTGCGACGCTGTGCTTGCTTAAATGCGTCACTGACTTTGTTGTAAGTGTCGCCACCGATGTGGTAAGCGGCAAGTACTTCTGCTGCTGATGGCATCGCAAACTCGCGACGCGGTTGTGCTGGGATCAAAGCGGTTGGGATGCTTGCTTCAACTACTGGGACGATTACTTCTGACATGGGTTCTGTCTCCTCTGTGGGTTCTTGTATTTCATTATTGTCGGTCTCTTCGGGTTCGTGGTGGATACTGGCAGCGACGGTGGCGATATTGGCCATATCCCCAAATGCGCCTACGGGGACGAGGCTGAGCTCTGTCCATGAAGCAGACTCAATGATCATTGTGCCGTCGTCGTCATATGAGAACTTTTGGGGGGTCACACCGACACTCACTTGGTCAATGACGGTCTCTTGCAGCATGATCATGGCATCTTGGCCTTGGGAGCTGGCACTGATTTTTGCGGTGAAGAGCATGCCTTCTTCGGTTTCTACGCGCTCGGTAACGATGCCTACTGGCATGGATGCGTCGTGGTACATGAAGAGTCTTGGCGCTTTGCCTGTGACTGGCAGCGATCCCGGTCGAAAGATTACGGCAGTGCCATCTGAAACAACTGCGGGAACATTATAGGGAACTGCCGTTCCTGAAATTGAGCGGCGCGGCGTGTCTCCTGCGGCAGCGTCGAGCGTAAAGTCTCCTGCAATTAGTTTGATCATCGGTTTGCTAACTCCTCTTGAGTGTTTTCTTGTGGTTCTTCTGCTTGATCTGCCATGTAGTTTTCGGCGAGATAATTTTCGGCATCAAACTCAACATATGTGCCCATCGGCAAAATGCTGTTCATGCTGAATGCTTCGGCAATTGCTTCGGCGTAAAGTTTGACACCGAAAATGTAAAGGTCTGCGCGCGCTTGCTGTGATGACTGATAGGAATATGACCCGGTCGATACGCCGACTAGGTACGGTGGCACATTGCCTAAACGCGCCATTTCTAGTGCGCTGTAGTTTGCAGACTCGATGAGCAGCATCTTGTCTGGTGACATTGTTGTTGCTTCGTAAGATAGAAACTCGTTTAGTGCAGCGGTCTGGTTAGTTGCTCGTGCAGCGTTAAATGCGGCTGCAAGGTCTGCTAGTTCTTGCGCGCTTAACGGTTCGCCACCAGTTTGCTTAAGAATGCCAGCAGGAATTGACGAAGACGCATTGCGATTGCGCGCGGCTTCAACTTTGAGCGCAGTTTCTACTGCTGAAACGCTTGTGTAAACAAGGCCTGTGGTCGGTGACAAGATTTGTAGCAGATCGCGCGTGTCAAGTTCTACGCCGTTGAAGTAGACCTGATTACTTGGCGCGAACCAGACAGGGCCTGTCTGATCGGTAGTCGTGATAGAGCCGACTGGTAGCCGTTGGTAGGAAGCTGGAAAGCCGTCAGCCGTCCTCGATGTGATGTGGATAATGCTTCGACCAAACATGTAGAGGTCATCAAATACCCAGCTAAAAAAATGGGCGTAGGTATTTTGTGGATCGGGTTGACGCATCCATGATCTTGGCGCAATGTAATTTTTGACCATGCGCTCGCCGTCCCAGCTCATGTTGTATGCGCGCAATGGCATACATGCAATTACTGAGGCCAGCAAGTCGCGGCAGCGTGACACCGCTGGGATGGTCATCAGCTGGTTTCTCTGTTCGCCCTCGCGCCACGAATAATACTGATTGAACACATTGACCGCGCTGTTTTGGTTGCCGTAAATGTTAGCTCCAGCAGCTGCCGCTTTAGCAGGCGCTGGACTGATGGCGGCTTTGCTCACTTTGCGGTCAAATAATCCCATGCCACAACATTACAGATGCAAGCGCTGTGATGGTGGCACTCGATCGGCCTAATCAGTTCCCGACGAAAGGCTAGGTACTTCGACCGAGTGCCGAGGGTATGTTACTGACTAACAGTGACCAGCATCGGTTTACCCGACACTGATGGCCTCGAGCACAGTGCAGCCGCCCAGATCATGCAGCGACACAACTCGATCGGCCCGGGTGATCTCTGAGATGACACTGCGACAGAACCTTGCGATCGGACAGCGACAGCGCGCTGGACATGTTCAGCCAACTGGGTTGAGCCGTCATGTAGCAGCATTTTTTCTGCTATTAAGTTTCTTACTGTGGGGGTGTATTTCAGTATTTCGCCGTAGCCGACGATGACCTTCTTGGTCTCTAAATGTCGAGGCCACTGGATGTCGATGCTGGGTGAGATAGCAAACTTGCAGCCGTCAGCGGTCAGTCGATCGACCTCGAGCAACAGAGCTGCAAAACTGTCCACGACAAAGGCCACGGTCACGACAATGCGGCGATCAGGTAATGCCACGGCGCGCAGGCCAAAGTATCGCGAGTCGTCCATGCTGGTCTCAATGGCAACAATGCCGCCTTTAGGTATGTCGCCTTCGTGCTCAAGTGCAGGCCAGACACCTGGCGGAATCCAGCCCCGATCGGAAGCCACCCACAGATTTACTGATGCCCGTAAGAATTGTGCGCGGTCAGGGTTCTGAGACTCGGCCTCGATCGTTGACAGTTCCAAAGTGTGACCGAGCGCAGGGTTGCCGTAAGCCCATGCGGCAGGGTTCATCGGGTCAAGGTCTGGCGGTGGTGACCATTCGGCAAAGTACAGCGACGATCGTTCTCCTCGATCAATGGCGCGCAGGCCTTGTTCACGCCAACGCAAGAAAGCGGTCGATGCCTCAGTGCCAGCAGTTGACCAACAGCTAAGCAGCGGCGATTTCCGTGCGCGCATGGACGGGATCAGACCGCCGTCAATAGCGAGCTGCGACATGTCCCAGATTTCGTCTGCCACGATCAGATCGTTGCTTGTGCCGTGACCGACCGAAGGCTTTGCCGCCCTGACTGTCCACTTGCTGCCATCTGGCATCGTTACCGAGTTCCGACCGTAAGCCTTGACACAAGATGCACCGAAGCGCGACTCAAGCACTGGGGCTATCTCATCGAACAGCGTGATCGCCAAGTCGAGCCTGTTGGCAGTCGTGAGCACTGTCTGTTTTTTGCCCCGTATTTTAGGCATCTCTGTAAGCCACCAGCCGACCAAACTACCTAGAGCAACGGTCTTTCCGTTCTGTCTGGCAGTAGAAACAAGACTTGTCCGATGCAGCAGCTCACCATGTTCGTCATAAGACAACTGGCCGTTGAGAACATGCACTTGCCAAGGCATAAGGGTAATCCCTAGATGCTCTTCTGCCCATCCCTGCACATCAGCCCCGAACGATCCCGCATGATCCGTAACGATCGTTTCCAGTCGAGGCCAGTCGTGGCTAATCCCCGCCAGTTCAGGCTGGTTGCCATCCGATAGAGACAAGAG